AACAATGAAAATCGATATCTTCCAACTGGAGATATACTCTATTACGGAACATGTCTGCCTAAACATACCATCCATCAACCAACATCAACAGACATTCTACCATCAATCACACATGGACTCTACCCCGTAGTTTCTGGACCTAGCGTACTATCAGCTAATGATCCACGCAATCTCACTGGCATTCCACCACTTCTTGCCAATTTACAAGAGAATTGCAAACTACTGCCCATATGGGATCAGAACGATCTTGATAGAGTAAACGAACACGACCAACAACTCGAAAGATCACTCATAAAGGACTCTACCATCCGACGTGTCCTTACTGAGCATGAATCTATAAATGGACATCCTGGGTTCAAATGCATAACCGGCATTAATATGAACACCTCACCCGGATTTCCCTACTCTCATCAACGACCTTCCAACACCAAAGGTAAAGGATATTTGTTCTCACAACACCCTGAGACACTAGAATATTCGATATCTGATCCACTCCTCCGTAAACGAATGGACGATCGACTCCGTCTGGCTAAAGAAGGCAAACGAATCCAATCCGAGTGGGTCTATGGACTTAAAGATGAACTCCGAAGCAATAAGAAGATTGCTGGTGGTAATACTCGCACATTCGTAATAGCGAGTATCGACTACACACTAGTCTTCCGTATGTACTTCGGAGCTTATCTAGAATTCCTTCGTGCTCATCGTGAACAACTATCTCACGGTGTCATGATAGACCCAACCGGAAAAGATTGGACTGATATGTTCAATTTCCTTATGGAGCTGAGACCTGGAACCTTCAACACAGAACAACTAGACCAGCTTCGCCAACTTGAACCCGATGAAGAACGGCGTAATGAACTCCTCTCGACTATTGGCTACTTCATGACTTGCGATCACAAGAACTTTGATCGACACGTGATGTCTGAATTTCAGAAATCATGCACTGAAGATGCAAATAGTTGGTACAATGATGGAGAACAAAATGCCTTGATTCGTCGAGTGCTTGTTGATGAAGCCTGTTTCACCAACGTAAGGATATTGAACATCATCATCCTCACCCTCTTCGGCCACAAAAGTGGACTCCCAGCCACTGTTGATTTTAACAACAAGTTCAACAGAAAATATTCCAAGTTAGTGTACAGGACAATTATGCGCGAACAAAAGCGATTCGACTTAATTGATCTCTCTAACTACACCAAGTACACACGATGCTATTATACCGGTGACGATACTGTCAAAAACATAGGACATAACCTAATACTTCTTTATAATAACAAAACATACAAAGAAGTTATGACACGTCACGGTCACGTAATAACAGCTTGGGATAAATCAGATAACATCCCGGTATGGGACGACCCACTCAAGACCAACTACCTAAAACGCGGATTCAGACCCCATCCTCTGTATCCAGGCGTGATTACTGCACCAATCGATCCCGCAGTAATCGAACAACTAACCAACTACGTAAGGAAAGCACCTAACATCATTGATGCTTGTCGCTCCAATCTAACCGACTCCTTACGTGAAGCCTACCATCACGGCAAAGAATACTTCGACAATCACAGAAATAAGATCAACGAGGAACTTGCCAAAATTCATGTCCAAGAACTATCCATGAACTATGAAGACCTTGATGGCGCATTCCTCCAAAAGCATTTTGCTTTTCCTAGAACTCTGTGATTCAACAACGACTCCCCCTGCGATTCCCTATAAATTTCTCGCACTAACAGCCGCGAATTACTGGCGTTCGACCCTGTCTGCGCTGTCGCGCGACACTCGTTCGTTTAGTACATTGGTAACCCCCTTCTACTAAATAAAAAAAAAAAAAAAAAAAAAAATAAGAAGAGAACGGAAGGGGGTCCGGTGG